CCCCGACATGAAAACTATCGGTTTAAAAAGAAAGATTAGTATAACGAAATCGTGTTATACTTCTAGTTCCAAGAATACTAGAAATCTTATTCTTGGATGTTCTACACACGCTATTGGTAGTATAGAAGCTACTAGTATGCAGGGTAAGGTCGATCCGTCAAAAAGATCAGCTGATAACCTCGTACTGACAATTCTCCGTAGATCTACAGAGAATTTGGTCCTTACAAAGGATCAACGTTCAATTTGTTCCTCGTTAATATGGCCTTTTGTTGCGCGCCGTTCACTTCGAAAAAGCGAATGGTTCTCCACTCCTGAATTAGAGCGAGTTTGTTCTTCATTTAGAAAAACTTTTTTTTAGAATAATGAAATATACCGATACTAATAATAATGAGCAAATATTTGTTAAATATTGGCTCGATTATCATATGTGCCAGTTCTTCCATGATCCTCAAAGACCTGAGAAACCGGATTTTATCACAGAACCACTTTTTAGTGGTTGGCTGAAAAGATTTGTTTCCCGTTCATTGGCAAAACATGATGTGAGTTTCATTTATTCTCTTTCTAAAGGCTCTAAGCGTCTTTGGCCCCAATTAGGTCTGCAAAAACACTATGATTCATTGATCAAACACAGAACTCGCTTGTCTGAACCACATGGCTCTTGCCCGGAAGACTTGACTAGGTTGATAGAATTCACTTCTCTCGAAGTATTCTCCCAAACTAACCAAGGAAATCGTGAGGCTTTGAAATTCTTACCTGCTGCTAAAGCATGCTTACAAGCTGCCATCAAAGATGGAGGTGCGTTAAGCCTGTTTCATCAGTTAGATATTGATTCCATTATCAATTCTGAAAATTCTAAGAAACTCGGGAAACTGAGGGCTCTGGAACTAGAGTTGGAAAAATGTAGAGAAAAAGAATTTGCGTATGCTTATGAGATGGTAGATAAAGAGTTAAGTAGTGTTACGGATAGTACTGATTTATTCGATTTAGATGTTGTTGCTATTCCCGAACCGTGTAAGTTTAGAATTATAACCAAAGGAAATGGTTACCTATATTCTTTATTACAACCCGTTCAAGCAATGATGTTGGATGATTGGAAAAATCATTTTGCAAGTACAATGAAAATCAATGAGAATTTAGAAGAGAAGGTTGAGGAGATTAATAGAAATATTGATTTTTTCGATCTTTGGTGTTCGGTTGATTATGAAGCTGCTACAGATCTAATTAAAAAGGATGCAACACTTAGTTGTCTTCGCCCTCTAACTTCGATGCCTATGAGCAACCTAGTTTTTACTTGTATGTCGGCAAGTGGTAAATTACACTACCGTATGTATAAGGAACAAATAGAATTAGGAATGCCGGAGATTCAGGATATAGAATGTATAGATGGTCAGTTGATGGGTCACCCCCTCTCCTTTCCGCTTTTATGTACTATAAATCTTGCTGTTTATCGTTGTACCCTTGAAAGATGGGTTAATGATTCGAAAGATAGAGTTGAATATGATAAAAGACAAAAACTCAAAGAAAAACTTTGGAGAAATGTTCTTGTTAATGGTGATGATATGTTATTTAAGTGCAATTCTGAACTTTATAATATATTTATGGTGTGCTGTCGTGAAGCTGGTTTAAAACCCTCGGTCGGAAAAAATTACCTTTCCCCGGATACCTGTATGATTAATAGTCAGGTTTTTAAGTGCGTTAATGGAAAAATGAAAAAGCAAGGTTATCTTAATCTGAAGTTTCTTAAACCTTCGATCAAGCTGCATGTTGGTGAAATGTGTTCTCCTACTCAGATTAGTAAAGATCTTAATAAAATGTGTAGGGAGATTCCCTGGTCAAAATGTATTATTCCGTCAGTTTTTAAAAGATGGGATACGGAACAGTTAAAACCTAATTGGTACCTTCCCGTTCACCTTGGTGGATATGGTGTTGGTCTGGATCTATCCCCTTCTTCCTGGAATATTACAAGACAACAAAGATCCGTTGCTCGTATGTTTCTTAGAGATAAGAAAATGATGCTCTTCAGAACCCTTGGTACTTGTCCTGAATTGGACCGAGAACTAAGATGTAGAAAATTTCAAGACCTTATAAGCTGTTTCTCAAATTTTAATTTTTCACAACCTTTTCAACCTTTGAATTCTCACGAAACTAAAGAGAATCCCTGGTTGGAAAGATTATGCATGATTAAACGTTGGGGACAAGCAGGTGAGTTCAACTTGCCTTCGGAAGGAAGACCTATATTCGATTCACGGATAAGGTACAACTTTCAAGAATATAGACCGATTCGATTTTCTACAATAGAGAGCTGCTGGAATATGGATTTTAAGTTTGTTAAATGTGCTCCTGTACCACCTTTGAATTTGCTTCGGGTGAAGAAAAACCTTGCGGATGAATTAAATGTAAATAATGATAATGTTCTTAATATTGGATGTGATACTGAAAAAGTTACTGAAATGAAAGAGTTTAGCGAGTATAAGAAGATCTTCTATGATCGATTAAGAAGTATTTGGGATCAGGCAATGGTAGAATTTAAACTTCTATTTTTGAATGATTTTGAAGAAAATATTGGTCAGGACGATTAATTTTCTCCTAAACTACTTGACCTGGGCAAGTCGTTAAATCTACCTCTGGATATACTGAATGTCCCTTGTGGGCTAGTAGGTCAATGACAGATTGGGTTGGTAGTCGTAATTCACCAAAACGGTGGTCAAACTACGGTTTGATCTTAATACTTCCGTGCTAAACAAAATGCCGAGAGATCACACGGCTGTTCCTCTTGTAGGTTGACTATTGATGTATGATCCCTTTACGTTGAGGCATCCAATACAAACGTATATGAACGCAACTAAGAAATCTGGCCCTCTCCCTGCCAAAAATGGGGGAAACTCGAATGCTAAGAATGGTCCGAAAAGAAGAAGAAATAGAAGAAAGAAAAGTAAGAATGAAAGTAATTCTATAGCTAGTTTTAATAAGAATAATGATAATAATTATGCTGTTGCCAAAGGGCGAGCCCAGGATGACAGAAGCAATAGTCGAATGACTGTGATACGTCGAAGCGAACCTATAGGAGAAATCTTAGGGAACACTTCTTCGTTCTTGATTGCGAAAGCTCTTCCCATCAATCCTGGACTCAATGAGATGTTTGCTTGGCTCTCGATTCAGGCATCATCATGGCAATACTATCGTTTCCGTAGTTTGTCATTTAGATATGTGCCCACTTGTGCTACAACGCACTCCGGTTTAATTATTATGGTCCCGGAATATAATAACAGTGATTCGCCCCCTACTAGTACTAGTAATGCGATGGCGAATGAGGATTTTGTCTCTGGTGCTTCTTATAATCCTCTTATAATGAAAATGGATATTTCTAAGATGTTTTGTCAAGGTCCACGAAAACTCGTTAGAAACGGTGTTGTTATGGGAGATCTCAATCTTTATGATTCTGGAATCTTCTATCTCATAACCTCTGGACAGGCGTCGACTGTCGCGTGTGGTCAGCTCTTTGTTGATTACATTGTCGAATTATCTACCCCTCAAACAAGTCTATCCCTCTTACCGACCTCCTCGAAAACTTGTTATTATATGTTATCCCTCAACCAAGCCATAACTAAAGATGCTTTAACAATTCTAGCTTGGAATTCTGTTATTGCTAACCCGTTAAGACTTAATGCGCCTCTGGTTGGAAGTTTTACCTTGCCCAATGGTGCCTTCTTCGTCACTGCGATGTGTTGTGCTACTAATACCACGAGTGAGTTTTCAAGCGGTACGCTTACTATCAGATTAAATGGTTCTCGTGTTGGAGCTGAGTGCTTATGCACCTCGTCCCGAGATGAAACCGCTACTGGTCACAACAATTCCTTGCAAACAAGTGCAATTGTTGTTTCTAGTGGTGATGATTTTCTCACCGTTACCATACTTATCGCTGATACAGCTGCAAGTACTTGTACTGCTGTCGCCTCTGCTTGTTTCTTAGCTATTAGTCCCGCCTAAGACCGAAAAATGACCTGGATATGTCGTAAAACTGTCCCGCTGGATCGAAGCCCTTTTGGCTCACGGCGTGACTTCTTGGGTTGGAACACCCAGAACGTGTCCTGCTTCTACCCCTCAATCTATCCTAAATAGTATTGACTTTTTGATGAACGAAGCCTTCGGGTTAAAGTGAAGAAAAGTGAACATTATAGGTTGTTGAGTGTGTGTAACATGGGTCCCTAGTGGATATCTAATTCTTGCTTGAAAGAACGAAGTAATTTGAAACTGGGAAGTTATTTTGTCAGTATGATTGTTTTGTTGTCAGGTTTCTTAATATTTTCCTGATTATAAACAATTCCATCTGTCTCAAAATTTTAACTTTCTTATTTCCATAATTACCACAGGTTCAAGAGCGAGG